AAAATTTCGACGACGAGAGCGGGAGGTACGCCGAAAAAGACGGCGAGAGCCTCGTTTAGATAAACGACGACGTCTCATTTAGCATCCCTCCAAGAACCGAAAAAACGACTAGTTTTTTTAGAATCATTTTTATTTAAAACTGGCTCAACAAGCTGAGCAACATCGGCTTGAAAGTCCGAAGCAACTTTTTTCGCAGTAACAGTATTAGAAGACGCTTTACCTTTAAGAGCTTCAATAAGATCAACAACTTCCTGGATGAAAGGCACAACAACGGAAACAATAAAAGTTAAAATCATAGTAGTTTTATTAGACATAAAATTATCTCCTTCCAAAATAACGACCACCAAGGATACCTAAAACATTTTTAACAGTAGAACCAACCCCAGTAGAAACAGATTTAGGTACACCAGTTAAACTCTCAATATTCTTATAAAAATCACGCTCCATGCCTGCCATTTCAGTCTGAATATTATCAAAAGCAGCAGCAGAATTAGACCGATTAGCAGAAGCAATGTTACTTAATACACCCGAACTTAAGTAAGAACCTTGAAGACGCATATTTTCAAGTTCAAGGCGCATTTTTTCAAGCTCATAACCAAGGCGCTGTTCATAAGTCTGCTCACGCAGATTCAAATCATTTGCAAGAATACCATTTTGGAGAACTGTTCCATGGGTGCTCTGACGCACAGAATCGGCTTCTGCAACGTTTTTATCAATCTGAGATACTGCAAGATGCTCAGCATTCTTTGCCTGCCTCTGAGAGGCACTAGCGGCTCTAGCAGAGTTCATCGTAGAACCTATATCACTCAAACCTATAGAAGCAGCTGAAGCTCCAGATACAGAACCACCTATACCATTAGTAGCAGCAAGAATAGGATTAAGACCAGCTGAACGCATGTCTTCAATAGACCATTGATAACGATGTTTATAATTCTCAACGTTCCACTCATTCTGCTGTTCAGCACCAGCAGAATTATAATGATTCTGAACGGCAGAACCAAAAACAGAACCAGCAATACTGCCAAGTGTATCAGAAAGCCAAGACATAATATCACCTACTTAAAAATGATCAACAAGACCAGGAGTGCCAAACATAGGCATAGGACGAACCGTAGTATAACGGAAACCTATATCAAGCAAAAACTCAGGCTCATCCTGAACCGCAACAATACGTTTAATAGGCGGATTCTCAACAATAAACTCCTCGTTAAGAGTTGGTGCATTATTGAAATACTGAGAAAGGTGCCAAACATCTAAATTGCCACCAGTAACAGAACTACGGAACTTACCTGTAATCTGAGAAGGCTTATACCGATATTCAGCATAACGTTCTTGATAACCAAATACAATAGAATCATCTTCATTGCCTTGAGCATAAATTTCACGCAATTCGATAGCCTGCTCACCAAGATGAGCAAAAGTCGGCCAATAAAAATCATAAACCGTAGAGCGAAGCCACATTTTATTGATACCTTGCTGATAGGTAAGATCAGCACGAGCACAGACAAATCCTATTACATAGCCATGTTCAACAAAAGATTTAACGAAACCATGGAACTTAGAAGCAGTAACACCATAAGCAGAAAGATTGCCTTGAGGTGAGGTACTATCAGTGGCAGAGGTCTGTGCTATTGGATTAACATTCACCATTTTAGTAAAAGCGCCAAGGAATTCAGGACGCTGCAACCGTGCATCAGGAGAAACTACACCAAAGAAAGAACGAAGAACCTCTGTATACCTACTACCACCACGTGCGAGCCGCTCATAAAACTTCTGCATTTGGAAAGCCGTACGTAAATTGTTAATCGTAGCAGAAGAGACAGAACTCAAATCGGCATAAACACCACTATCACCATTAGTAGCAAGACCTATAGCCGGAGAACTTCCGGAAACTGACGGAACAGTCCAGGCACCAGTAGCAGGAGTGGGCAATTGAGCTTTTGCATAAGCATTAATAAAAGTACGAGCATTGGCATGGCTGCCAGCACCCTCATAAACCATCAAGTTAAGACGATCAGAACCAGTACTAGTCAAAGCCATAGGCAGTCCGGTACCATAAACAGGAGCATTACCTACTAACGGAATCTCAACGCCAGGACCTTTTTGGGTCCAAGGAAGAGCAGAAGTAAAATAGTCATGACGTTTACCACGAGGAGGACAAGCTAACCCGGGAACTAAATTAGTACCTGAAGTAAATACCCAAGAAGGCTGATCAGAAGCTCTAGTAGAGTTTAAAACCTCATTAGTATCACCTTTTTGAATTTTAACAGACTTCTGCAAATTTTCATCTCTAAACCATTCGTTCCAAATAAGATACACACAACGGAACGGAAGAGCACTAATGCCAGAAATATTACCAGAAGTATTCACAGGCAAGCCAAAATAATCCCAAAGAGAGCCTACATAGGCATTAGCAGTATTACCAGTAGCAGTAACAGTAGGAATGACATAATCAGTGCTATCATCCGGGTCCTGCTGTTCAAAACAAAAATTCTGCCAGTGTTCCCACACAAGCCGATTCGGTACAAAGAAAAAGAACCAATCAAGATAAATATTATCCATAATAGGTTTAATAGGAGTAGCCAAGCGAGCAAAATAATTAACAGACAGACGAGTAGTATCGCCAGGCAAAACCTCGTCAACAAATACAGGTATAAGCTTACCTGAATTAAAAGTAGTTTTATAAACATGCGAGCGGTCAAATTTAGTCCTTCTCATATACATCGCAGGAGCATCGCTAAACCGATGACCGCGAACTCTAATTTTTCGAGCCAAATTCTCACCTTCTTCAAAGTGTAAACTTAATAATTAACCTAAAGCAAATTATTATTAAGGTTTAGTTTATTTTTGCGTCACCTACGCCAGTTACATCAAGTAAGTAACTGGCTTCGGTGACGCCTATTTTTGCATTTCTTCTTCATTTTGTACTAAAGTGTTACTTTTTTCTTCTTTTTGTTCAGTACTTACGGACTGTTGTTGTTCGTAAGAAGTATCTCTACTAGCATACAAGCCTTCTCGTTGGAGATATTCGAGAGTTTCAGGATTGTTAAGTTGATTGATAAAATTCATCGGATCATGACCGAATTTTGCTCGAACGTATGCAGGTAAACTATAGAATTCTTCACGAACTCCAGAAACAAGTTCAAGAGCAGTACTATAGTCGCCGGGAAGCGTTGCATCTCCAAACTGAAGGAACGCATACTGCGAAGTATCGCCAAGATCAAGAGTAGAAATACCTTTCTGACCGTCTGCATACTTATTTACAATGTAGTTGATATCAGTATCATCCTTTTCATCCTGAACAGCAAGAGACGGCATAGTAAAATCAATGCCAAAGTGATCATGTTCATCTACAGGGTCATAAGCAGTCTTAAATCTCATAATTTCACCTCCTTTCAAAAGCGCCTAGACGCGGCGGGCGTGGCGTACAAAAAAAGAGCGATCTCGTTTCGAGACCGCTCTTTTTCTGCTACGCTCTTTATTAGATTATCACTCACTAGGAGGAATGTCAACATTCTGCACATAATTTACTGCGCGACCAACCAATACAGGAACGCGGGATTCGTCAGAATGCTCAACGTAATAATGACCGTCAACGTCGCTAAGATTACCAACATAATAAAGAGTAAAATCTTCAGGATATTTTTTAATAAGCATTTTATCGTCGTTAACAATGCTTTCAAAGCCTCTCAATGCAAGCATATCATTGTGGTAAACCTGAGGGGGGCTAAACTGCTCAGCCTTAGAATCATAAATTGAATAAAGTCTCAACGTCTAAATCTCCCTTTCTTAAAGCAATTAAAAATCTGCGAATTACAAGATGTGTACAATTAGGAATAACGAAATAATCATTGTCAATACGAATAACATTGCAATTATCAGGCTTCAGCTTATAAGCAGCATATTTGGAGCCTCTAAATAAAAAATCAAAATGCAAGCCTTTTCCTTTGCAATAATTACTAATAGCCTCAAATTCAGTATTAAACTTATCGATAACATCACACCCTTTCTGACTAGATAATAACACAATCATAATACTCTGTCAAGTTTTCTGCCGAGGAAATGTGTATACTTACCTTCCTGAACTCTACAACGATCAACAAGGCGCTCAAAAGTATTATTCTCAAGATTATGCATCATCTTCTCAATGCGATTATTACGAATGTATTCCATCCAGTGAGGGTAAGTTTCGTCGAATTTTTTATCATAGTATCTAGGGGGACGCATCTTCCTACCATTGATAACAATATAATCGTTAGCATAACACTCTTCACCATGCTCCTCAAGCCATTTAGAACCTATGCCTGGACGATTGGATACAAGCATAAACTCAGGCGTACGGCCTTTATAGTGAGCAGCAGCTTTACTGCCTGTCTGCTTTTTAACTATGTAACGGGCGACATAGGCAGCAGCGTCAAAACTAAACTCGCCAATAAGATGCATACCGTATTTCCAGACCTTCGCAAAACGAGAAGAAGTATAAGTATTATAACCGTCTGTACGGAACCGAAAAATTTTGTCATCAAAATCAATATTAAACAAAATATAATGATAATGGGGACGAGCATGAAGATCACCATATTCACCACAGCCAAGAAAGCGAATGCCGCTACCATACTCACGCCGAAGATTCTTCATGAAAGTTTGATGAAATTTCTTGCTTAAGCTTTTATCATATGGCAAATGATAATCGTCGAAAGTGCAAGTAACGAAATAAGCAGAAGACGAAGTACGGGCTTCGTGAACAGCACGGACGGCCCATTGTCTACTATTTTCGAGACGACAACCAATACATTGCTTACAAGAACAGCGAATAAAACGACTATCACCAGCAAGTTCAGGGTGAGAGGCAAGGCTACCGTAAAAACTATAATGCTGTTTTCCATTTTTGGTAATAGCTCCTTCAACCGGGTACATGAGAACAGGATTATAACAAACCATATTAATCACCTGTACTGATTGTATCAGGATTAGGTAGATATGTCAAATCCTGAATCCACCACGTCCTACTCTTTTAAAATTTCGACGACGAGAGCGGGAGGTACGCCGAAAAAGACGGCGAGAGCCTCGT